GTTTAGGAGATGGGGCCGAAGCCCCATCAATTACGTGGCGGAGATGGCACCAGCGGTGTCAACGCGCAGCCAAGCCGAGCCGTTCGAGAAGGCGATGATGGGCGAGCCATTCGCGCCGTTCGACACGTAGATCATGCCGCCAGTGCTGTTGCCAGCAGCCGGAACGGTCGCGACTGTGAAGGTGTCCGAGACCTTTACGGGGCCGGAGAAGGTGGTGTTAGACATCGTGTTATCCTTGCAGGATGTAGCTCCAAAGTCTCTGCAAGCGTCTGCCGGGACAGTCTTTGGGAGCCGGGTTGCCCGGAACCCCGGAAATCGGGGGATAACAGGATTTTAGCATAAAAGAAAAGGCCCCCGAAGGTATCTTGAAATGGCGATAAGCGGTCCCTATCTATTGTTCGTTACAACAAATATGGAACGCAAGATGAACGAGACAGACAAGGCGTGGTTGGCCGGTTTTATCGATGGAGAAGGATGCATCAACCTTCAGCTACAGAGAGCCCATGGGAGAAAGTACTACTTGATAAGAATCCAAATAACACAAACACACGATGATGTACTCCGTCATGTGTGCAAAATAACAGGGGTCAACAGGCTTATAAAAATGAAGAGATACGGGAAGAACCACGCAGACGCATATAAGTGGGATGCGGACATGAAAGATTCGAAGCGCATTCTTTCTGAAATACTCCCTTATCTGCGCAGGAAAAAGGAAGTGGCTACTCTTGCCCTTGAGTACATAGACTTTTGGTACAGCAACAAGCCACCCAAAAAAGAAAGGGGTAAGGAGGCAAAAGAGATAAACTACGAAGCATTCGATGAATACAAGGAAAGATTCCATGCTCTCAATGCGAGGGGGAAAAAGTAACAAACAAAAAAGCCCGGATTTCTCCGGGCTTTTCTTTACTTGCGACCTTAGGCTCCGGGGCTGCCCCAAATACCTAGGACATCACTCACACCGAAGGAATACCTTTCTCGGGCCTTATAACGCACGTTCCCCGAATCGAAGTCACCATCCATAGATGTAGACATCGGTGTACGGACGAAGTGCTTCATGCCGTTCGGGACATCCGTGATCAGGTAGTACGAGTCGGTGTCGGTCAGGTAGTGATTGACCGAGTAGCCTTCCGGAATCGTACCGTTGGTCTTGATCGCGTTGATGTCGTTGTCGGCGGTAGCCGTGCGGAGTTCAGTCTCCAGCAGGCGTGTCGCCACGAACATCAGGTTCGGCGGGACGATCAGCTTACGCGGGCGAGCCGCGATAAGCAGGCCACGCTCGTCCTTGAAGCCAGCGATCTGGATAACGGCGGCCTCAAGCGAGGTCTCGTTCAGATCAGCCGGTGTGGACTGCGTGTTGCTGTTTGTGCCGCCAGAGACAAGCGGGTGGTCTGTAGCGAACAGGTTCTTGCCGTCGCCAGCAACGAACGAACCGCCCGAGAAGCCGTTGTTCAGCGGATAAGCCGCCTTCACCTGCTTCGTGTAGGCCATGGAGCGAGCCAGAGCCTTCGTGTAACGCGACGAGAGCGAGTCGTACAGGTTGTCTTCCATCGCCTCTTCGGTGATGGAGAAGCCCATAGCGATTGTCTCGTGGTTGTAACGAGCAGTCCAGACTTCCTGAGCGTTGTCGTAGCTGATGGCCGAGCCTTCGTTCTTGACGGGGGCAAGACCAAAGCCAGACAGCTTCAGTTCTTCTTCGAACGAACGCTCCGAGGTCTCTGTCTCGTAGATAGCCTCATGCTCGTTCTCGTACTTCTTGTACTCAAGACCGAACAGGGCGTTAAGGCCCGGAAGCAGTTCCTTGAGAAGCTGTGCGCGTGAAATAGCCATTTTCTATGTTCTCCTATTACACGCCAGTCGGGTTCATGTACGCATGACCGTAAGTCATGGTAACTGTCGCATTCGAGGTGTTGCTCGAAACGGCAGCGGGCATGTTCCACTTAACCAGAAGGTCCGTGTAAGCGTCGCCGGGGGCCGAATCGGGGGCATCGACGAAGCCAACAATACGGAGCGGCAGGGTTGCAGTTGTGTTGACCGAAGAGCCATCGGCGGCAGTTGTCGAGTTGCCGGTGGCTGTGTCGCCAGCCGAGGTCACGAGCGCGATGTTCGCGCCGAGAGCGGTCTGGGCAACGGCCTCGTCGGCCTGAACCTGCATCACGACATCCGGGTCATCGACCACGTAGGCGTAGGCGTCAGTAGCCACTGTGCCGGTCGGCCAGTACTGCTTGAAAACCTTGTACTTCAGGTTCGGGTCTGTATACGTGCAGCCGACGAACACACCGACAACGCCAGTAGCGGCGACGTTCGATGTGCCTGTCTCAGCGATCACAACGCCAGAAGCGTTGACCGAGACGGGCTGACCGTAAAAGATGTTGGAGCCATACGCATTCGCGATCTTGATCGAACGGGTCGAACCAGCATAGGGCTGACCGCCGATAAGATTCACAGGGCGCAGGCCGTAGGGGGCTGCTGTAGAAGCCATGTTTATCTACCTTGTTGATGGAGCGCTACTTTGAGCGCCCCTTGCCAAATGTAACCCGCGTGTCAATCTGCGGCTTGGAAAGCGGCATACGCGGATCGTTTTCACGCATGAAGTTGTTTTCCACGGAAATCATCTGGTTCTCGGCGGTGTCGCGATAGTAAGCGTCACGTTCGGCCATTGTTTCTTCCGGGGCCTTGCAAAGAAGAAGGCCACCAACTTCGATGTTATCCTTGAAATCGCTCTTGCGGTCTCGCAGAACCGTAATCTCAGGATGCTCCTCAGCGCGAACGGGTTCCCATCCCTGACGGAACTTGGAGGACACGTTCGTGTTGTCCGAGTTGTTGAGTGTCGAAGTACGAATCCAGCGATAACGCCAGCCGTCCGACTTCTCAGGCTCAGGCAGTACTGTGGGCGGGGCCCAAGACTTCTTGCGCGAAGTTGTTTCGCGGGTTTCGCTTTCGCGAGGGGTGCGCTTATCCATTGGAGGACCTCAGTTTCTCGGCAGCATACTGCTCGATTGTAAGCCCGAGGCGCTTAGCGATGGCGACCTCAGACGCGGATAGCTGGACCTTGCGTGGCGGTGTGGAATTTCGTTTTACGGGAGCCACCACGACACTCTGCTTCGGCTGCGGGGTCCTTGTATCCTCTTCGTCCGCATCCTCAGCAATGTGGGGATAACGCTTTCGCATTTCCCCATCGAGCTTCTGCCAATACTCATCAGTAGTGGGAGAAACCCGATCAAACACAACAAGCCGGTCGTGAATGTGGCGAGCATAGTCAGTCATCTCGCGATCACGGCCAAACCAAGTATTCTTCTTCGCCCAAGCCAGTGTCTTTTCGTCCGGCTTCGGCGGAGGAGTCTGCTGCTCGTACCGGGGTTCCGGCTCGGGCTCGGGCTCCTGAATGTCAACAGGCCGGAAGGAACGAACCTTATCGGCCTCCACTGTCAAGCGGGCGATGTCCTTCTGGGCCTCGACCTGCTTGTCAATGTCGCCAAGTTCAACCGCCTCACGGAAGCGGCGCTTGGCGCTCTCGAACTCACTCTCGACACGCGCAGTCATCTGATCAGCAATGATCGTCTGACCGGACTGGAGAGCCTTCTTCAGGTGGAGGTTCTCCTCCCTGACCTTCTTGGCGAAGTCAGCAAGAGCTTGCTGCTGACGCTCCAGTTCTTCTGCACGGCGGCGCTCTTCGTGGAACTCATACTTGAGCTTCGAAATGCGCTTCTTGACCTTTTCGCTGTACTGAGCAACCTCATCCTCTGTGCCGAGGTCGGGTTCGCCAGTACGGCGGGGCCTGTTCTTGTCTTCAGGAGGGGTGTCATCGATCACCTCAACCTGAAGACTGTCCTCTCCGACGGCACTCTCGTCCGCCTCAAGAGGCTTGCCGATTTCGATGTCATCGGCCTCGTTATCCATCGTCATGCCCGCTGAATCCCCTCTGGACCGCTAAGAGTCGCTTCGACTGTATCGTCATTGATCAGCCGGAACTCTTTGTCTTCGATCTTGAACCTTGTGCCACTGTACGCCCGGATCATGATCCAGTCGCCTTCCTGACAATAAGGCCCGCTGGGGAAGCGGTCGGGGTCCGAATAGCAGTCGGGCCCCATATCAATCACTTGAGCCGCGATACTTGCGGTCTCCTCCTTGGACTTAACGGCATCAGGGAGAATGATACCGCCCTTCGTCTTTTCTTCTACTGCGGAAATTGCGACAAGAATCCGGTAGCCCTTCGGCTTCGGAAGCTTGCCCAAGATTTCCTTGGACAGCTTGGTCTCAGTGTACATGCGCTTCTCGCGTTTAGCGCCTTTCGGCGTGATGCACCTTTATCGGTGTAAGCATATGATAACGCGAAGAATACGCACACCCGAAATCAGTCCTCGTCTTCAACACTCCGCTGGAAGTCCACAATGTCTCTTTCGACCATTGCGAGCCCCGTAATCATGCCCGTAATGTACTTGTAATGCGGGAAATCTACTGCGGCACCAGAGGCAAGATCGTCCGCGAGATTGTTTAAATGCTCGCGGATTTTCTTTTTGATTACATCGAGTTCCGTCACTTGATGCGCCTCATCGGGAAGGGTTCAGGTGCCGGGCGGTTGCGCTGATCGATAAGCTTGGCAGCCTCAATCTCAAGCTTGCCTTCCTTATAGGCGGCATCGGCCTGAGCCTGCATCTCCTTGACCTTGACGGCCTCTTCCTTGATGCGGAGTTCCTCACGCTGCATGATCGTAAGGGGATCGTTCGGGTCCTGCTTCGCCATCTGCTGTTCCATGTTGTGCTGAGACAGTAGACGCTCGGC